TGGTCCAACTTACGGAATATCACAGGACCGATTAACTAAGGACCTATGAGATTAGTTAAAATCATTTACTTTTTTCTCATTTCACTTCCATTGGCGGTATGCTTTTATTTGGGTGCAACCATAATTTTATTTATAAAACCAAAGTTTTGAGGGATATAACCTATCATTTAGAGAACGCAGTTGAGTACCTTGTTTATGACTTATCCATTGAGGACATTAAAGAACGAAGGTTAAAAGCGGTCACATATCGGTCCGGGAAGTGCGTTTGTAACTTTATGGGATATCCCCCCAACAAGATTAGCGAATTACGGCAGGTTGGTCGCAAGGTTATTAGCAGACTTGATGGGAAAACATATGCGGTCCGAGTGAAGAAAAAAGTTGAAGATGTTAAGTAAAATGTTATATTTGGAGTACTTGGTTGGGAAACCCAAGTGCAAGATAAACTTATTAATGCCTTAGAAAGGTTTGGAAGTTCTGCGAAAGCAAACTTGTTTCCCCCGAACCTTTTTAAGGTATTTTTTTTTATGGCAAAAGACCCAGCAGTGTTATTTTATACTTCTGATTTTCTAACTGGAGTACGCAGAATGACCTATGAGCAAGTAGGTAAATACATTACGCTTCTTTGTATGCAGCACCAATATGGTTTATTAACTGAAAAAGATATGATGCACATATGTGGAACATATGATGAAGATATATGGTGTAAGTTTGATAAAACTGATGCAGGATTTATCAATAACAGAATGCATGAGGAAGCAGAAAAGCGTAAGAGATATTCAGAATCAAGAAGGAATAATAAGATAAAAGGTACAGAATCTAAACATATGACTAACATATGTGAATCATATGATAAACATATGGAAAATGAAAATGAAAATGTAAATGAAGTTATAATTAGAAATAAAATACAAAAAGGTAGAGGATTTTTAAAACCTGAGTTATTTGAAGTACAGAACTATTTTGAAGAACTTGGAAACCTAAATGAAGCAGAGGGATTTTTTAACTACTATGAGAGCAATGGTTGGAAGGTAGGAAAGAACCCTATGAAAGATTGGAAAGCATCATCAAGAAACTGGATTAAAAACTCTAAAAATTATACTAAAAATGGAACAAGCACTAAGTCAAACTTTGACATCTATAATGAAAAACGAAACGAGTACCATGACTACTTCTCCGAGATTGACAGACTCCGAGCAACTGGACCTGGAACGCTTTAAACTTGCAAAATCATCGGAAAAGTTAAACACTATCAGCATTGCTCTTGTAGTTGATGAACTTATAAGGGGAATGCATAAACTTGGAATTAAGGGAGATAAGATACCCAACAAAGAGGAACTATCTGTCATGTATAAGTCAATAGTTGAGGAATACCCTAACATCAAGTTTGGTGAGTTATCCCTTGCTTTTGATTTAGCAAGTAAAGGTAAGTTAGATATGGAAGCAGAAACCTATCAGAACTTTTCAGTCTTGTATCTGCATAGATTACTCAGGTCATTCGCAAGGTATGGGATGCAAAAACTCAATGAGATTAAACCAGTTGAAGAACCTAAATGGAAACCAAGGTACATATCTGATGATGAAAAGATAGAAACTGCGTTTGATTGTTATAAAAAGTTTCGCATTTGGGATAGTATCGTGTTCGGGGTTGATGTGTTCCATATTCTGCACAAACAAGGGAAAATCATTGTGGAAGTTGAGGACACCTACGACAAGGTCCTAAAGGCAATGAATGATAAAATGTTTGAAGGTTCAAGGCAGGAAAAGATAGACATAAAGAACAAGATGAAGGATGATGACTACATGGAACACCAATGTTATCGGATGGCGGTTGCTGATTATTTTACTAAACTCATAAACAAAGGGTAATGGAATTTAATAAGATATACAACGAACCATGTCTTGATACACTTAAAAAGATGCAAGATAAAAGCATAGATTGTGTTATATCATCACCACCTTATTGGCAACTGCGTGACTATGGTTATGATGGTCAATGGGGATTAGAACCTACCTTTCAAGAATACCTTGAGCATCTTTGGCAAATGATGGATGAGATATATAGAGTGCTAAAAGATGAAGGTACTTGTTGGATAAATTTAGGGGATAGTTTCTCAACTCAAAGTGGAACAAATGCAGCACTTGCAAGAGGGAAAGATTACCAATCAGATTCAACCTATATTGTAAATAGAGGGGAAAGCGGAAAGTTAATTAAACCTAAAAATCTACCCAACAAATGCCTTTTGTTAATTCCTCACAGGTTTGCTATTGGTTGCATTGACAGAGGATGGATAGTTAGAAATGATATAATATGGGCAAAGAGAAATGGTATGCCAGAATCTGTAACAGATAGGTTTACCAAGAAGCATGAGTACATATTTTTTATGACTAAATCTGAGAAATATTACTTTGATTTGGATGCAATAAGAGATAAAATAAAAACAAATCCTATAAATAGTAAAAATATTAATAGTAAATATCAAACTATATCTATTGAAAAAGAACATAGACAAGGTATGCATAATGAAAGAGGCAACAATATTGTTCAAAAAAGATATAATCTACCATCTCAAGAAGAATTGATTAAATACTTAAGAAGTAGAACAAATGCCAAAAAGTTAAGTGATGATACTGCTATACCATTAACTAAAATTGAGCATTGGTTTAGAAAAGATGATGTAGGGTTTTCATATCCAAGCGTAGAAGATTGGAATATTTGCAAAGACTACATAGATGATTGGAGTGATGATTTTCATAAACTTGATACTATGATTTGTGATGTAACTTTAGAAACAGATGATATCTCTAAAAATATACATAAAGGCAAGAATCCTGGTTCAGTGTCAGACTTTTGGGATGTAACAACAAAAGGAAGCACAGACCAACATTTTGCATCTTACAACACAGATTTGATAAAAAAACCAATACTTGCAGGATGCCCTGAAGGTGGTATAATCTATGACCCATTTATGGGAACAGGAACAACTGCAATGGCATCTTTAAGGGCAAATAGAAACTTCATAGGAAGTGAGATGAGTTCTGAATATATTAAAATATGTGAAGAAAATATAAATCCATATCTAATGCAAACTAAACTTTTTTAATATGGACCTTACCGCAGGAATGATAACAAAGTTCGCATTAATCAAGTTGGAAGCAAAAGGATACTATGTTTGGCGAAATAATAACTTATCTGTACCTGGAAGGAAGTTCATTGGTGAGAGAGGTGTGGCAGATATAACCGGATTTTGCAAGTCAACGGGCAAGGCAGTCTATTGCGAGGTTAAAACTATTAAGGATAAAATTAGCGATTATCAAATAGTTTTTCTCAATAGAGCAAAGAATGCAGGTGCATTGTGTTACCTTGCAACTGACAATAAAGGCATACCGGAACTTAACGAATGGGTCTGACAAAAAACGATATCATCGCAGGTCTGTACACCGATAAGGATATAGACAATGCCATCAAGAAGATGCAACCTTTTGAGTTGCAGGATGATTTGAGGCAAGAGATGTTTATGGTACTTTGTGAGATGGATGAGGCAAAGTTTATGTCAATGCATAACGGGGGATTCTTAAAGTTCTACTTGGTCCGCACAATGCTCTCAATGATAAAGTCGGATAGGTCAACCTTCTTTAATAAGTTCCGCAGAGTATTTACTGAATGGACCGAGAAATACGATGCACCCGATGTAAGCGATACCATCCAAACTGATGAGATAACTGTTAAACTGAATAATTCTTTAAAGATTCTGCATTGGTACGAACTTGAGATACTTCGCTTATATTCCGAGAACGGGCAAAACATAATGTCCCTTTCACGAGACACTGGCATCCCTTATAGGTCGCTAATGAAAACCATTAAAAAAACTAAAACACTTTTAAAATATAAAATCAAAAACCATGCTATCACTTAAAATTGTTATCGCAACGCTTTTCTCTGTTTTTTACATAATTGATATGGCAAGGCTTCCGGAACGCTTCAAAGTCAATTTTAAACCTTTTAACTGCAATATGTGCCTATCCGTATATATTGCCATTGCTTTGTACTTCCTGCCCGTAATGGTCCTTAATTGCGTTTTAGTGGCATTTGTTGCAGGTGTATCTGCTCCGCTATTTAGAAATCTTATGAATAACATATTCTTTAAAAAATAACACAATGACACAAGAAGATGTAGCATTTTGTATTTTCTATGGTGCAATATGCATTGCAGGACTTGTAGTTGCATTTAGTTATTGGTATAATGAAATATTTAAAAACAAATAAACTATGGCACAACAAACAGCAGTAGAATGGTTGGTTGAACAACTGATACCAAAAGCAATGGTTACTTATGACACTACAACATATAATGCCATTCAAAAAGCAAAAGCAATGGAAAAAGAGCAGATAGTAAATGCACATTTATTTGGATTGTTACGACCTCTTGAAATGGAAGCAACTAAACAAGCAGAACAATACTACAACGAAACCTATAACAAATGACACAGGAAGACGAGCAGTTTATTCAAGACAATATTTACAATTTTGAATGCGTAAAGATTGGGTTTATGAAGAACCTACCCTTGCATATCTTGGTGGGGTATGAGCAGATTTATAGAAGGTATCTTGACCCTGGTTTTATCCTTACAAGTTGGTGTGCTAACTGTGTGGCAGATATGATGAAGCGGTTGAGTAACTATTGGGATTCATACCAAGCATCCAAGTTGCTTGATGCCGAAATTGTAGAGCAACCGATACCCAAGAAGAAAGGTAGACCATTTAAAAATAAACAATGAGAATAATCACAGTCGGTCAACGTAATTCGGGGGTTTCATTTCATAGGTTGTTTAATCCGTTAATCTACTTGCCAAAGGATTATGCAATGATGACTGATGTACTTACCGAGGAAGAACTTGAAAAAGGGTATGACATACTTTTTATCAATCGTTACATATCAGGAATGGAGGTTGATGAGGTTGTAAGGTTAAGGGAGAAGTACGGATTCAAGTTGGTGGTTGATGTTGACGATTATTGGAATCTTGATGCTTGGCATATTCTTTATGGCAAATATCCAACGCAGAAGGTCATTGACCATATCAAGGTCGCAGATATTGTTACTTGCTCAAACAATGATTTAGCGGTTCAGATTGATGAACTCAATCAGAATTGGATAGTAATTCCAAACGCTTTGCCTTATGGTGAGGACCAGTTCACGGATGTAAAGACTGAATCGGATAAGGTCCGCTTTGTTTATGCAGGTTCGGTAACACACGAAAAGGATATCGCAATACTAAAGAATCCGATGAAAAGGGTGGCAGGAGATGCAATGGTAAAGAATAACTCAACCTTTATACTTTGCGGATATAGCGAGGACAAGAACGTGGCAAATGTATGGGGCAGAATGATTAACGACTATTTATGCGGATTCAATGTTGATGGATACATACGGGCAGCGTTACCAGTTGATGAGTACATGAACTTTTATAATGAGACAGATGCTTGTCTTGTTCCTTTGGTTGCATCCAAGTTCAATGCTATGAAATCAAATCTAAAAGTATTGGAGGCAGCAACTAAGAATGCACCTGTAATTTGTTCCAATGTCAAACCTTATGCAGATTGTAAGTATATCATTCCTGTAAACAATCAATCCGATTGGTTTACAAATATTAAAAAAGTTGTCAAAGATGCTATTTATAGACAAGAGATGGGGATTGCGAATGGCGAGTGGTGTAGAGAAAACTTTAACTTGGTCAAGGTAAATGAATTACGTTCACAAATATTTAAATCTTTATGCCAGTAATCAAATGTAGCAACGGAAAGTATCGCATCGGTTCGGGTCAATGCATCTACGATACAAAAGAGAAGGCGACTGAGGTATGGACCGCAATACTTGCAGGGGGTAAATATTCTTACAAGAAACCAAAGGAAAAAAACACAAAAACCAAACGCAATGGATAAAGTCCTTATCGCAATGGCGGTGCATGACACCGAAGAAAACAAAAGGTCAGAACTAACCGAAAAGGTCTTAAATGAATTACATTTTCAGCATATCTTTTATGACCATGAGTTTTGGATTATAGATAATAACTCTTGTCAAGCAACAAAGGAAATCATCAAGCAATATCCATTTGTAAATATCATAACTAATGATGAGAACATTGGAACGGCAGAGGCGGTTAACCTTGCTTGGAAGCATCGCAAACCAGGTCAGCATTGTATCAAGATGGACAACGATGTAATTATAGACAATGTTGATTGGGTTAAAGAAATGGTGGAAGCAATAGAACGTGAGGCAAGGATTGGCATAGTAGGTCTAAAGAGAAAAGATTGTTGGGAAGAACCGAATCACGCATTACCTGATTGGAGAAGCGAGTTGATTATGCTACCACACCTTGCAGGTCAGCGTTGGATTATAGTTGAGAAGTGCCATCACATTATCGGTACTTGCCAAATGTACTCATCCGCTTTGCTTGACAAAATAGGGTATCTTTGCCAACCTAATCTATATGGTTATGATGATGTTCTTGCATCTCATAGGTCAACAGTTGCAGGGATGTGGAACGTATTTCTTCCGCATATTGAAATTGAACACATAGACAAAGGGGAAACGGAATACCAAACGTGGAAAGAGAAACACAGTTCAGAGGTAACGCAACAGGTTATTAAAATGACCCATGAATACTATCACGGCACAAGACCAATATACTACAATCCTTTTCAATGAAAGTAATAGTATCACTTGATAATATAAATCACCCAGGTTGGTTAAAGTTGGAGGAATCCCTAAAGCAACATGGTTGGTCCTATCATCCAATAGTAAAAGAGTGGCAAGGGTTTGGCACTAAGATAATAGGACTTTATGAGTACCTATGCTCAACCGATACGGATGAATTCATCTACCTTGATGCTTACGATAACTATTGCATATCCAATCCAGATGAGTTTAACTATAAGCATAGAGGACAAAGCGGTCTTATCATAAGTTCGGAGAAAGGATGCTATCCCGATGTACATAATATGGGCAAGTTTCCAGTGGTTAATCACGAATGGAAATTCCTAAATAGTGGGCAGATTTACGGAAACAAAAAGGACTTCCTTGATATCTACCATAGCAATCCTCCGAGGTTTGAAGATGATGACCAAAGGTGGTACACGGACCGATTCCTTGCAATGCCTGACAAGATAGGACTTGATTATTGCAATATTTTTCAATCCGTTGCGTTTGAGGTTGAAGGCGACTTTACCCTAACGTACAATAGACTATACAACAATAAGACCCACACCTTCCCTATGTTCATTCACGGGAACGGCAAAACCGATATGACTAAATTTTACCAACTATGATGGAATGGATAGTTAAGGAGTACACCGATAAGGTAAACGCTGACCAAGAACTCAAAGCATACCGAGACTGGATAGAGGCAAACGCATTCGGATTCGGTGAAAGGTGCTTCCTTTGGATGTGGAATGAGATTGTAGCAAAGATGCCACAAGAATTTACCTTTATGGAAATCGGGGTCTTTAGAGGTCAGATACTTGGATTACTAAAGTTACTGGCAGACAGACACGGAAAGAATGTTAGGCGAATCGGAATAACTCCACTTGATATGTCCGATGGGCATTGGGAATCAGATTACGAAGCAGATATACTTAAACTGCACAAAACATTCAAGATTGAGGAAGACTATGAATTAATCCGATTAGATTCTACCAATCCAAACGCAGTCAAACTTGCCTCACAAAATCCTCCCGATGTACTTTACATTGATGGAGGGCATACCTATGAGGTGGTAATGGCAGACCTAAAGAACTATCTCCCAATCCTAAAGGTAGGCGGTACACTGGTCATTGATGACTGTAACAATGCTATCCCAATGCCGTGGGGTTACTTCGCAGGGATTCAATCCGTATCAAACGCAGTAGACCAATTCCTACCAAAGGAAGGACAAACAGAACAATGGAAGCATGAACTTAACTTGGTACACAATAGGGTACTTACAAAATTAAAGTAATGGAAAAGAAGAAAGGTAAAGGAAGACCTAAAGCAATAGAATCACCTGAAGTGATGTATGAACTCTTTCAAGAGTATTGTCAGCATACCAAAGCAAATCCAATCAAGGTTAAAGATTGGGTCGGAGGTATGGCAAAACCAGTAATAAGGGAAAAGGAAATTCCATACACCCTTGAAGGGTTTGAGATTTATTGCTTCAAGCAAGGGATTATATCGGATTTGGGTAAGTATTTTGCCAATTCGGATGGAGCATACGAGGATTTTCGCACTATCTGCTCTAATATAAGGCGAATCATTAGAGAGGACCAAATAAATGGCGGAATGGCAGGTATCTTTAATGCCTCAATCACCCAACGTTTAAACAACTTGGTTGAGAAGACCGAGAACAAGCATGAGGTTTCTGAAATAAAAATCACCCGTGACCGTTAATGTAAAACTACATAACCCACACGATGCCCAAAGGAAGGTCATAGATTGCGATAAAAGGTTTATTGTGATGATGGCAGGGCGAAGGTTTGGTAAGTCCTTAATCAGTCAGACAATTGCCTTAGAAAGCGGTATAGAAGGTAAAAAGGTTGCATACATTACACCGACCTATCAACTTGGAAAAATATTCTTTCAAGAGTTGTTAGAAATGCTACCTCTTGAAATCTACAAAAAAAACGAAGCAGACTTGGTGATTACCTTTATCACTGGGGGTACAATCCGATTCTTTACGGGTGAAAGGTTGGACAATCTCCGAGGTCTGAAGTTTCACCTTTGTATCATAGATGAGGCATCTTTCATCCCTGACCTTGAAGGAGGTTGGTTAAACTCAATCAGACCTACCCTAACAGATTACAAGGGTAAAGCATTGTTCTTGTCTACTCCAAAGGGTAAAAACTACTTTTACTCATTGTTTATGAAAGGGAACGGAGGTGAGGAAGATTGGCAAAGTTTCAAGTTTAGTACCTATGATAATCCGTACATAGACAAGTCAGAGGTTGATAGTGCAAGGATGCAACTGCCTGAGGTAGTCTTTGAGCAAGAGTACATGGCAAACCCTGCCGAGAATGCTGCCAATCCTTTCGGGTCTGCTTACATAAGGCAATGCATCTTTCCGATGTCTAATGGTCCTGTTGCTTGTTATGGCATTGACCTTGCCAAAGCGGTAGACTGGACTGTGGTGATAGGTTTGGACAAGAACGGGTCTGTATGCCATTATGAACGCTTCCAAAGGGATTGGAGGCAAACTAAGGAGTACATTGTTAATCTACCTAAAGCACCAATCCTGATGGATTCTACGGGGGTAGGAGACCCAATCTTTGAGGATATGCAACGTGAGGGATTAGATGTGCAAGGGTATAAGTTTAGCAGTACAAGCAAACAGATGCTAATGGAGGGTCTTGCCTCTGCCATTCACCAAAGGAAAATAACATTCCCACCAGGTCCTATCGTTGATGAACTTGAAATCTTTGAGTACCAATATACCTCATTCGGGGTAAAGTATTCTGCACCTCAGGGATTCCATGATGACTGCGTTGTCAGTCTTTCCCTTGCTTGGCAGCACCTCCAAAAGAATGTGGGGAGTGGGAGGTATTCATTCGCATAGGGGGAATTAGGGGGAAACGGGGGGAAGTCGGGGGGAAACTACTTTTTTTAAAATATTTTACTAAAAAAGTTAGTTATCTAAAATATTTAGTATTTTTGCTATGTCAATCCGAAAGATAGTAGAGTATGTTTCGGGTTTGATTCATGCAAACCTGCATCAATTAGACCCACCTGCTCTACCAGTGTGGGTTCTTTTTTTTACCTACCTTTGGATGATTGGGTCTTAACACGGGTTCACCCCAACTTTAGCACAAAAAGTAAATGAATGAACGTGTCATCTATGCTTAACAGTTCGCCTCGGTAACGGACTGGAGATGATAAGAACGGAATAAAGTGGTAGTAATTACAATGATAACTACCGACAAGGATAACCAAAAAAACCCGTTCTCCCTTCTTGGATAGGGGTGCATAGTTTGGCAATGATTGGGAGTGCATAAAGAATCCCAAGACATCAAGGGTATCCTTGGATAGACATTGTATTACACTTAACTAAGAATAAACTATTTAAAGGTATGAATTGGTCCAACGTAACAGTATTCCAATACCAGCAGATTAATGACATCTATGCGAATAGCAAGGACTTGACTGACCTTGATTTAAGCATCAAGGTAACATCTATTCTAAAGAACATGACCGAGCATCAGATAGATAGTTTACCGGTTAAGGAACTTGGACCATTGCTTGAATCTATCGCATTCGTGCATCAAGAGATACAACCCCAAGCGGTAGACCGAATAAAGATAAATGGTAGAGTTTACAAGTGCATTTACGATGTTAGGAATATACCTGCTGCAAGGTACATTGAATCAAAGCATTTTAGTTCTGATGTGATGGGAAACCTGCATAAGATATTCGCTTGTATGGTTATACCTCAAAAGAAAACCTGGTTCGGTTGGAAGGATGATAAGTACGATGCAGGTAAGCATAGCGATTATGCCCAGGATATGCTTGAAGCACCTATTCAATCCGTTCTTGGTTCGGTGGTTTTTTTTTATCAAGTTTACAGGCTTTGGATAAAGAATTCTCGGCATTATATGGTCCAACAGATGATGGAGCAGGGAGTGGAGAGGAAGAAAGCGGAAGAAGTCCATCAGGTTTTATGCACCATTATGGATGGATATACCAAACCAAATTGGTTGCCGAGTTTGAAGGAATCACACTTGACCAAGCATTTAACTTACCTGTCATAAACTTTCTCAATGACCTTGCCTACCTCAAAGCGAAGATGGAACACGATAACGAATTAATACGGAAGAGTTATGGCAAAAGTTGATGTAGAGTTATTGATTGATGATGTTGCGATAGCAGACAAAGCATTAGAAAAAAAGGACTATGCTGCGTTAGGTCAATTGCCATTTATTGAGCAGACCATCATTGGATATGCAGCAAAGTTCATAATACAAGTACAAGACAATCTACAAAAGGCAAACAAGGTAGACACTGGAACGCTTGAAAGGGATATTCAGGAGGGTTCACTTATTAAGCAAGGCGGAAGTTACTCAATTGACATCGGTTATCCTGCATCTTCGGAAGGTGCAAAGTATTACGATTTTGTTAATAAAGGTGTTAAGGGTTTTAAGTCAGGCACACCGAATAGTCCATATCGGTTTAGGTCAGCATTTCCTTCTATGAACGGACCGATGGTAAATGCCATTCAGAAATGGGTAAAGAGGAACGGACTTGCACAAAGGAATGAAACACAGAGATTTAACCTATCAGGTCTGCAAAGGAAACGGAAATCAGTTGCACAACTAAACACTGGTAGGACCACTGCCTACCTCATAGCAAGGAAGATAAAGCAAAGGGGATTACCAAGAACGGGATTCTTTGACAATGCGATTGACCAAGTCTTTAATGAGCAATTTTATAACAAAATGGCAGAAGCATTAGGCGGAGATGTTAGGTTGTACATAAAACAAGCGGTTACGCTAATTAATGAAGAGAATAAGTAATTATGGCAATAACAGTAAATTCAATACCTGAACAATACGCATCCCTTCACGATGACCTTTGGTTTGTCGTGGATAGCACAAATAAGGCATCAACCAATTTTAAGTATGTCTTTGATGTCTATGTAGATGCAACCTTGATAGCAAGAATAAAGCAGTTTCCTGATGTTACAAGCACGAAGGGGATATTCAACGCAGGGAACATAATGAGGAATTATGCATCTTCATACTTTGAACCTAATACTGCGACTACTCTATTTAGCAATTCAACTTACGATATTTATAAGCAGTACACCATTAAATACGGGGAAGAGTACGGAGGAACTACCTACACCAATCTGCTTGAACAGACTTATGTAGCATTCAACTTTTACTATCCCGACTTTTATAATCCTGCTCAATCTCCAACTTACTTTAGGTCATACGTTAACAAATGGTTGACCAATAGAGATATCAGCAATGTGGAATGTGCGTTTACTGATAAGTTGCATATCGGTTGGATGTCTGCAAGTGGGGTAACTACAAATATTTACCCATCGGTTCAGTTGTATAACGAAAACGGAACACCAAGCGGAAGTGCGGTAACAACGGCAACAGACCCACAGGAATCATTCAGTTTGCTTGATATCTCACCAACTGCGATTAATGAATGGTACGATGCAACTGTCATCCCACAATCTGCTTACTCATACGGCATAAAATTGCACAATGGTACAGGATTCGGAGATGAGGTACGGGTTAAACTTGTTTGCAATCCTAACTACTCACCAATCGCATTGCACTTCCTAAATCAATTAGGCGGTTACGATACCATGCACTTTAGGTTGGTCAATAAGGAATCAAGGAACGTGGAGTCTAAGCAGTACGAGGGGAATAAATGGAGGTACAATTCATCTGCAACCGCAATGCGGACCTATGATGATTATAAGCGAATCAACCCAGGTGCAACTAAATACGTTGTTGAGCATAGCACAATGTATAAACTGCGAAGTAATTACTTAAATGTAACCGATTACAACTGGTTGGCAGAGTTAATCCAATCACCCGAGGTTTACTTTGAGCAAGGAGGGTACTATTATCCCGTGGTAACTATGACAAGTAATTGGGAAGAGAAGAAGAGGATAGCAGATAAGATGTTCAACCTTGAACTTGATGTGCAGATAGCGAACAAAAAATATAGTCAATTCCGATGAGGACTGAGATATACATAGACAATTACAGACTTGATTTAACAAAGGAAATCTCCGCAGAGTTTACTTATGCGATTGATGAAGTTCAAGACTTTGCAACAAGAAACACCTCATTTAGTAAAACCATAATCCTCCCTGGCAATGAAACAAATAATAAGTTATTCGGTAATATATTTGAGTTCGGAAATTCCAATCTATACAATTCAGCAGAACCAAATGTGGGTTACAACTTCAATGCAACCAAGTCAGTTCCTTGCATTATCTTGGTAGATAAGATTCAGATATTTAAGGGTGTTCTTAGGATGCTTGAAATCATCATTGATGATAGGAGCATAGAATATGAGGTTTGTGTGTTCGGTGAGTTAGGTGGTTTTATCAACGCACTTGGAAACAATAAACTTGAGGACATAGACTTTGGCATAGCGGACCAAACTTGGAATGTAACCAACATTGCGAATAGTTGGGATAACATTAGCGGAACAGGTGTTTACTATCCTCTCATTGATAATGGCAACGTATCAACAAATAAAGTAGACTTTTCATTTGATGCCTTTAGACCTGCATTGTTTGTCAAGCAATACCTTACCAAGATACTTGATGGGTCAGGTTACACCTATGATTTCCCTTTGCTTAGTACGGCATTGATGAATAGGTTAGTAATACCTAACAATCAGAAGACTTTAACTAAAAACGCTACTACTCAATTCATAGCAACTCCAAACAATGCAAACTATCCAATAGCATCAAAGGTTGCTTTCACTGCATCTCAACTTGGTCCATTTATTGTAAACTTTGCAAATAATACTTTCACTTATAATAGTGCAACCAATACCACAATTAACTTTCAAGTAGTTGTTAGCGGTGCAATCATTGACCCGAATACCACTTTCTTTGATATTGCATTGAGAAAAAACGGGGTAAACATTGCATCTCAAGGTTATGTTCCAAACACGTTTGATTACATATTTACTGCCGATTTGTCCGTAAACAATATTTCTGTAACCAATACAGATGTCTTTGATATTTTTGTTATATCAGATGCAGGTAGTGGATTCGGTTATGACATAACTGGAGATACTATTTTAGTAGGTACAGATGTAATCTCTCAAGTTGACATCAGTTACGGAGATACTATTGTAATCAATGATACAATACCAAAGGGAATCTTTCAGAAGGATTTCTTTGCCTCTATTGTCAAGATGTTTAACCTTTATGTCTACGAGGACAAGTTGGTAGAGAAGAAACTAATTATAAAACCATTTATTGATTTCTACGATGGTAGTCAGATTGATTGGACTGGCAAGGTGGACCGAGGTAGTGTTATAAAGTTAAAACCTATGTCAGAGTTTACTGCACGTTATTACGATTACAAGTACAAGCAAGACAATGACTTTTATGCAGAGAACTATCTAAAAAAGTATAATGAAGGATATGGTGACTTTATTTATGATAGTGAGAATGACTTTGTTAAGGAAGTAGATGCAACGGAAATAATCTTTGCAGGTACAGTCTTAACTCAATTTACGGGAACGGATAAGATTTATTCCTCAATATATAAAAAGTCCAATGCCAATGCCTCGGAGGATAAGATGGATTCGGTTATACGCATTCTACAAGCAAAGAAGGTAACTGGTAGGTCAACATGGGCAATCAAGAACGGGGCAACTACTTTGGCATCTTATACCGCATACGGGTATGCAGGACACGTTAATGACCCAATAAATCCAACGGATGATATTAATTGGGGAGCACCAAAGGAGTTATTTTTTACTACCTCATCCTACACGGCAGCAAACTTATTTAATGGGTATTGGTCCGAGTACATTGCAGAGATAACGGACAAGGATAGCAAGTTACTTACCTGCTCATTAAAGTTGAATGAGGTGGACATTTATAACCTTGATTTTAGTAAACTAATTTACATTGATGGTTCACTTTGGAGATTGAATAAAGTCTTGGATTATAACCCAATGGACTTTAACGTGACAAAGGTGGAACTTCTTAAAGTAATTGAATTAACATACGTTTAATATGGCAGAAGAAATTGTAGGTGTCAAGATACAAGTGGATGCTACCGATATGAATAAGTCGGTAGGTGACTTGCGTAAAAAGATTATAGAAACAGAGGCAGAGGTTAAGCGTTTGCAACAAGCATACGGAGAACAAAGTAAGGAGGCGATTGAAGGGCAGAAACGATTAGCACAACTGCAAGACATTACGAACAAAAAGATTGACCAACAGAATCAAAGAATTGATGATGCTGCAAAGACTGTTAGTGCTTTGTCTGCTGCTTATGGTGGTGTGCAAGGTGCATTGGAATTGACAGGTCTTGCTGGGGAAGATACAATCAAACAACTTGCAAAGATTCAGTCAGCACTTGCCATTGGTGATGCGGTTCAGAATCTTGCAGAGTTTAGAGGTGCAATTACAAACACTTTTAAGTCTTTTGGAACATCAATAAAGACAACGTTTAGCACTTTGAGGAGTGGATTGATTGCAACTGGTATAGGTGCTTTTGTAGTTGCTCTTGGTCTTGTTGCTGCTAACTTTGAAACAGTTAAAAAAGTTGTTTTAAATCTAATACCTGGACTTGGAAGTGTTGCAAACTATATCGGAAATCTTGTAAATAAAGTAACAGACTTTATTGGAATTACAAGTGAAGCAGGTAGAGCAACTGAAAAACTGATTAAAGATAATGAGAAAGCAATTAAGGAAGGAGAAAGAAACCTTGAACTTAATGGAGATAAATATGATGAGTTTACTCAGCGTAAAATAAAAGCGAATATTGAATTCTTAAAGAAGCAAAATGAGTTCAAAAATGATGAGCAATTAAGCGAAGAGCAGAAGAACATATTTATAAGACAAGCAAGGGAGAAAGCGAATAGAGAAATTGCAAAATCTGATGAGGACAGGAATAATGCAGCAATAGAGTCAGCAAAAAAATTAAGTGAGCAGCAAAAAGCATTAAGAGATAAGGAAACAGAAGAAAGGAGAAAAGATGCAGAAGAAAGAAAAAAAATACAAGATGATGCATTAGCAGCAGAATCTAAAGCGTTCCAATTACAATTACAGGCAGCAGACAATAGGACAAAGGCAGCAGAAGAACAAGCAAAACTTGATGAGGAGTATTTAGAGAAGCAGTTTGAGATAGAAAATGCAGTACAAGAAAAGCAACAACAAACATCTAATAAAAAAATACTTTTAGATAAAAAGACTGCTGCCGATGAACAAGCAATCCTTGATGCAAGACTTTCTGCCCAACTTCAATTTTTAAATCAAATAGGTAGCGTTTTTGGTACTTTATCAGGATTATTTGAGCAAGGTACTGCTGCCAGTAAAATTGCTGCTATTGCAGAGATTGGTCTTGGTACTGCAACGGGATTTATTAATGGTTTAGATATTGCACAAAAGTCTGCAAAAGGAACTGGTCCTGCTGCTGCTTTTGCATTCCCTATATTCTATGCTTCACAAATTGCTGCGGTTTTAGGTGCTGCTGGTAGAGCAAAGCAAGTTCTATCTCAAGTTAAAGGTGCTGGAGGTGGTGTAAATATTCCAAGAGGGGGAAGTCTTGCAACTGCTCCTGTTAGTCCTCAATTGTCAACAGTAAACACAGTTACACAATTAAACCAAGCATCTATAAACGAGATGGGGTCAGCAGCAGGTAGGGCATACGTTGTTGAATCTGACATAACTAACCAACAAGAAAAGATTATAAGAATAAACCGAGCAGCAAGACTTGGATAACAATAGTTTATAAAAAATACAAAAATGGAAAAGAATATACCGATTTTTAACTTAGAAATAACCAATGACCTTGAAGATGATGTTGAGGTGGATGTGATTAGTTTGGTAGACCGACCTGCTATTGAAAGGTCATTCCTTGCCTTTAATGAAGATGAGTTTGCGGAATCCTATACCGACTATCCCGAATCTGCAAAGAACAACGCACAACGGGCATTGGATTGGGCAGAGAAAAATGGATGGGGAGAATGTGGCACGGAGGTTGGAAAGATAAGGGCAAACCAAATCGCAAAGGGAGAACCGATTTCACGTGAAACAATCGCAAGGATTAGCGGATTTAAGAGGCATCAACAGAATAAAGATGTACCATATTCGGAAGGCTGCGGAGGTTTAATGTGGGATGCTTGGGGAGGTACTTCAATGATTGAATGGGCAAGTAATAAACTCAAAAAACTTGACAAACAGACCTTTGTTATTCAAGATGAGGACCAACAAATCATCAGCGGTCCATTAATGTTGGCAGATACTCCTATCTATCGCAATGACCACAACGGGGAATATTATGTGGTATTTACCAAAGAAACGATAAAAAAGATTGCACAGAGGTACTTTAAAAAAGGATATCAAGCAAACGTAAACCTTATGCACGATTCGGGGCAATCCGTTGAAGGTGTTACAATGTTTGAATCATTTATTAGCGACAAGGTTAGGGGAATCCAACCGATGAAAGGATTTGAGGATGTACCCGATGGGTCTTGGTTTGGTTCTTTCAAGGTAGATAATCCGGAAGTATGGGCAGAGATTAAGGCAGGGAATGTACGGGGATTCTCGGTTGAAGGGCAGTTTAATTACCGAAAGACTGGCGACAAAAAGATAGAGCAACTTTGGGAAAATGTCTTAGAAGTGCTATCTAAAGTTAAGTAGCATTTTTTCATAGCGTTTGGTAGGCAGGGTATTTCTATACCTTGCCTTTTTTGTATATGGTACATTGGTAAATGCCTCCTATTTATTACCAAAAGTTATTATGACAACTTTGGAAGCAATTAACAAGATTAAACAAATGTTCGCTGAGGCGGGTGAAATGCCTATTCCTTCTGCCGAACCTCTCCAATCTTTTGCGGAATATACGCTTAAGAGTGGTGCTAAAGTAATGATTGACAAGTTAGAAGTCGGTGGTAAGGTTACACTGGTAGATGAGGGTGGCAACGAAGTTCCTGCTCCTGCTGGTGAACATGAACTCATTGATGGTTCTGTTATTCTTCTTGATGAAGCATCTGCTATTGTAGAAATCAAAGTACCTAATGTAGAACTTCCTGAAGTTCCTGAGGTTGAGATTGACACAAACAAGCATTATGAGGACAAGGACATGATGAAGAAGAAGATTGAAGAAATGCAGAAGCAACTTGATGAGATTAAGATGGCATACGATGCCAAACTTGCCTCTCAAGAAGCAAAGTTCAGCAAGGGTATGAGTGACATTTCTGATGTTTTGGTTCAACTTTTGAACACACCATCTGCAAATGCAACTGAAGCACCAAAGGAAAAGTTTAATCAGCACGTTGAAAAAAAGGAAGATAAGATTAGCAGATTCCTTGATTTCGCAAAATCAATTAAGTAAAAATTTCTCAAACAATAAAAATTAAATAAAATGAGTTTTTCAGTAGGAACATTGGCAGCCTATACAAAAGAGAACGAAGCACTACTTGTTGCATCTTCTGTACTTGGCAGCAAAACTGCATCTTTGATTAAGGATGCTGGAAACGTGATGGTAGGTGTTAAGTCTGCCGAAACCATCAACATTATGGATACAGATGCAATCTTCCAAGATGGTTCATCTTGCGGATTCAACGCATCAGGTCTGACTTCTTTCACACAAAGGACTGTAACAGTTGGAAAAATTAAGGTTAACGAAGCACTTTGCTTGAAAGACCTTGAATCAAAGTACTTGCAGAAAGCACTCCCTGCTGGTTCTTCTTACGATTCAATGATTTACTCTGAAGAGTATTCTAAGCGTAAAGCAGAGAAAATTGCTCAACAACTTGAGAAAACTTTGTGGGTTGGTGCAACTGGTAGCGTTGATGTAAACTTGAATAAGTTTAGCGGTATCACTACCTTGATTACTGCCGATGGTGCAGCAGTTGTAAATGCTAATAGCGTTGCTCTTCACGGAGTTGTAGAAACTGCAATCACTGATGCAAACGTAATCAGCATCTTTGATGACATCTACAAAGCAATCCCTGCCCAAGTAGTTGACAAGGATGATATCACTATCTTCTGTGGTATGGATGTTTTCCGTACTTACACTGTAAAATTGAAGTCTTCTAACTTGTTCCATTACAAGTATGATGAGGCTGCCAATGGTCAGTTCTTCCTCCCAGGTACTAACGTAAAAGTTATGGCAGTACAAGGTCTGAACGGAAGCGGTAAGATTGTAGCAATGAGGGTATCTAACCTTTTCTTGGGTACTGACCTTTTGAATGAAGAAGAAAGATTTGAAATCTTCTACGCAAAGGAAGCAGACCAAGTTCGCTATGTAGCAGAATTCAAGATGGGAGTTAACTATGCATTCCCAGATGAGATTGTTAAGTTCTTCGTTTAAATAACATTGTAGGTGAGGGGTGGTTTCCATCCCTTGCCTTCATTATAAATTTTATATTATGCCGTGTGCTTTAACTCAAGGATATGTATTGGACTGTAAAGAGTCCATTGGTGGCATCAAAGCGGTTTGGTTCATTCCATTCGCTGATGTTACTGCAATAACTGAAGCATCAGGTGTTGTTACTACTATCACAAAATCAGCAGGAAAGGTTTTTTATAAGTATCAACTTGTAAAGCAAACCTCTTCACTTACCGAAAACATTACTGCTTCTGTTGAGAACGGTACTGTATTCTATGCTCAAGAATTATCAATCATCTTGAATAAACTTCAAGCATCTACAAGGAACGAAATTTTGCTTCTTGCAAAAAACAATCTCCTTGCAGTAGTTCAGGATGGTAATGATAAATATTGGTTGCTTGGAAAGGTAAATGGTGCTGATTTGACTGGTGGTAATGGTGCGACTGGTGCTGCTTTCGGAGATAGGAATGGTTACACATTGACCTTTACAGGCAATGAACCTGCACTTGCTCCTGAAGTTTCAAGTTCTATAATTGCAGGTCTTACTGCGTAAATAGGAAGGTTTAGAATTGAGTAGGGCATCCATATCGGATGCCTTTCTTTTTGGGTAAAAGTCAAGGCATTGCCTATTTAGATACAATGATACAACTAACGCAAGGGGCGACTGAGTTCATTTACCTAACATTGACGGAGAAGCAGACACTTGCTACTCCTAATTATCTATTCCGTTTCGTGAATAGGACTACACGGGATGAGGTTGCTTTTGTTTTGCTTAATGCTCTTGATGTATCACCTTTCAAGGATAGGTATAACAAGTTTAGCATTAAAGTACCTAAATACTTTAGTTTGGGTCATATTGGCGAGTATTTATACTACGTTTATGAGCAAACAAGTGCCTACAATGTAGACTATACTAAAGCGACTGGATTGCTTGAAGAAGGCATTATGAAACTGTCACCATCAACCACATTTGAATATACGCAGCACGAGGTTGACAATACATATATAACAAGATGAATGATTTAGTAATACTTAATTTCCAAGAGGCAAGGCAACCCGAATATAGAGAAAAAAGGGGCAAGGGGTATATTGAGTTCGGTGAAAAGAATGATTACCCAAACTACCTTTTGGCATTGTACAACAAGAGTGCCAAACATAACGCTATCGTTAAGGGTAAGGTTAATTACATTATCGGAAACGGATGGAAGGCAGATGAGGCAGACCCGATTGCGGAGCAATTCATTGCTCAACCTAACCAGTTTGAATCTTTAGCGGATTTAACAAGAAAAGTCTCAATAGACATTGAAATCTTTGGCGGTGCTTACCTTGAGGTTATTTGGTCTGTTACAGGTGGGCAGTTAACTGATGTCTTGCATATTGATTATACTAAGATTAGGTCTAACACGGATAATACGCAGTTTTGGTACAAGAAAGATTGGAACGAGAGGAAGGATGAGTTAATACCTTTAATGGCATTCAATACGAAGGTCAGACAAGGTAAGCAGATACTTTACATAAAGGAGTATAGACCAGGTTTGGATACCTATGCTCTCCCAGGATATATGGGTGCATTGAACTATATTGAATCTGATATAGAAGTCAGCAGACACGTTTTGGGGAATGCTCAAACGGGATTCAGTGCATCCAAACTTATTACCCTACCCAATGGCGAACCTTCTCCTGATGAGAAACGTAACATTGAAAGAAGGTTTACAGATAGGTTTAGCGGAAGTGATGGTAAGAAGTTTATTCTTTCCTTTACCACTGACCCTGCGAGAAAACCAATCATTGAGGACCTTGGTGCAAGTGATATCACAAAGGAGGACTTCACAAGGGTTGACTTGATTATTCAGAATAACCTTTTTGCAGGTCATCAAATAACCTCACCAAGTCTTTTTGGAATTGCCGAACCTGGTCAATTGGGAAGCAGAACACAGATGAGGGATTCTTATGAGATTTTCAAGTCTACATATTGCAACGACAAGCAGCAGTTCCTTGAATCTATATTTACTCAACTTGCTAAGTTAAAGGGTGCGACTTCAGAGATTAGCATTATACCAGTAGAACCTATTGGGTTTGAGTTAAGCGAACAAGCACTTTTGCAGATTGCACCAAAAGAGTGGTTATTGGAGAAGGCAGGAATAGATGTTGCAAAATATGCACCAACTGAAGCAACTCAACCAAGTTTGAATCAAGAACAGATTGAGGTAAACGATAACTTGAAGAACCTAAGCGGTAGACAGTATCAACATTTGATGCGAGTTATTAGGCAGTTTTCACAGGGTAAGATATCCAAAGAGATTGCAACTACAATGCTCAAATCAGGTCTTGGAATGACCGACAATGAGGTTAATGCTATGCTTGGCATAGATGATGACCCTACTACTGATGATTTTCAATTTTCGGCACTTGATGAGGACACTGTGATTGGAATGTTTAGAGAGGTAGGCGAACCGAAAGAGAATTATAACATCATTCAATCAAAGGCGGTTTTTAGTGCGAGAGAAGCATTTGCAGACGATTCCTTGATAGATAAAGCATTGGACAAGCAAATCCTTGCCTTGATTGATAAAGACCCTAAAATAAGCATTGATGACATTGCAGGGGCAACCAAGAAAAGCAGAGATGTTGTACAAGGTCGGTTAAGTTACTTGGTTGAATCGGGTGCTATTAATTATGACCCAAAGATAGAGGAAAGGAAACTTACCAAACCATTAAGCAAGTTGGTTGATGATATGGAGGTGACAACTTTTGAGGTTAGATATTCTTACGAGTGGAAGCCTATTGTACCATCTTATCAAAGAGATAGTAAAGAAAAACCTTCAAGACCATTCTGTAAAAAGTTGATGGAAGTTGATAAACTTTGGACAAGGAAAGGAATTGAGATGTTAAGTGCAAGACTTGGTTACTCGGTGTTTGACCGAGGCGGTGGTTGGTGGGGAGATTCACCAAGTTGCAGACACGAATGGAGAAGGAATGTAGTAGTAAAAAAGAAATAAGATGAGCAGAAATATATTGTTTATTTCAGTAGATACGATAAAGGATAGAACTGGTTTGCACGTTAACGTAGACCCTAAACTGGTATTCCCTGACATATTGTATGCCCAAGATGCGTACATCCTCCCTGCACTTGGAACGGCACTTTACGAGAAGTTGCAAAATGGGATTGAGTGCGGAGATTTGAACTGTGATGAGGAAACCTTGTTAAACACCTACATTACACCTTGCCTTGTTTACTACGTTATGAGTGAGTTGCCAATGGCATTGTCATATCAGTTCTACAACAAGGGAGTGATTAGGAAAACCGGTGATAACCAAACCGAACCGAGTGCATCGGATTTGGCAGATGTTGCCAATAGGTACGGAGCAAGAGCAGAGTTTTACAAGCAAAGGTTAATTAAATACCTAAAGCAAGAATCCCAAGCAAGTGCTAAGTTCCCCGAATACATCAATCCTGGTACTGGAGTTGATACCATTGTACCGGATAATGATGCCTACACAACCACAATATGGTTAGGGGATTACGATTGTTGCAGGGGTAAAACCTTTGAAGAAATGTATCAAGGAAACGTAAATCGTTGTTGTGGCGAATAAGACATATTCAAAAAAGAACCAAGAGAAACTGAAAGTCTATCTTGAAAAAATAAAAAAGGATGACCCTAAACCAAATCATAAAGACAATAGAGGACTTGGGAAATGCACACCAACAAATCAAGACAACGTATTACGGCAACGCTTTTGATTTCTTGAGCAAGGGTACTGACAATGTCTACCCTGCTTTATTCTTTGACCTAACGGGGGCATCTATCAATGGCAAGAGTTCAACTGTCAACTTCACATTGTTTTTTTGCGATAGGGTACTTCCCGAGCAATCAAATGAGCAAGAGGTCTTGTCTGACCAATTGCTAACGGCACAGGATATTATCGCACAGTTGCACTTCAATGAGTTTGACTTTGTTCTTCAAGATGCGGTAACGCTTGACTTCTTTACTGAGGACACACCAGAATATCTTGCAGGGGTTAGTGCAACTATTGCTCTTGATTTACCATACTTACAAAATAGGTGCGTAGTTCCAACAGACTACACATACCCATCATAAATCTATTTAAAAGAAAAGAAATGGCATCAGATTTTAGACCAGGAACGCTTGATATCCAAATGTGGAGAAATGACACTTGGGGTCAGGCATTTACTATAACATCCAATTCATCACCCGTAAATCTATCGGGTAGCACAATAACTATCCAAATCCGTAAAGGATGTGGAGGTACTCTTGCATTGACTTTGACTAATGGAAGTGGGATAACTATTGGCGGTGCGGGTAATAACCAAGTTACAATTAGCAAGTTGATTGATATTGCTAAGGGAAATTATGTGTGGGATATGAATGTCGCATTTAGCGGTGGAGTTGTCAAGACTTATTTGACTGGTGATTTTATTGTATATGATGATGTAACAAAACCTTAAAAGATGGGAATTGATGTTAACGCTATTGAGCAGACTGTCGTTGTTACGGCAGTAGGGGATGAGGTAAATGTAAACATCATTGACCAACCCGTATTGGTCTCCGTTACCGACCAAATAATAGAAGTTGAGGCATCGGGTGCAACTGGTCCGCAAGGTCCTGCTGGTGCTGGTGTGGCAGTTGGTGGAACAACGGGTCAAGTATTAAGCAAGGCATCCAATACTAATTATGACACAGTTTGGGTAGATGCAGGGGCAGGAACAGTATATTCCGTAAATGCAAGTGGTAGCACGGGCATAAGCGTAACGGGTGGACCAATTACGAGTACAGGAACTTTGACAATCACCAACACATTACCTGACCAAATTGTAGGTCTTACTGGTGCTGGTACTGCGGTCATCACGGGTACTTATCCAAACTTTACCATCACTACAAATGATGAGTTTGATGGAACAGTTACCTCAATAAATTTAACGGCAGGAACGGGCATCTCTGTAAGCGGTGGACCGGTTACGGGGAGTGGTAGCATAAATGTTGTAAATACTGCACCTGACCAAGTGGTAAGTTTGACTGGTAGTGGAACTACAACGATAACGGGAACTTATCCCAATTTCACGATAACAAGCAACGATTCAAAGGTAGGAACAGTTACTTCGGTAGATATGACTGTGCCTACGGGGTTGACTATTTCGGGTAATCCTATAACATCGGCAGGTACTTTGGCACTTGCATTGGCGAGTGGATATTCAATACCTACAACGGCAAACCAAGCGAATTGGACTACTGCTTACAATGATTCAATCACATCTGCATCAGTTAGCGGAACAAGCACAAAAACATTAACACTTAACCAACAAGATGGTGGTACTATTCAAGCATCTTGGTCAGATATAGACACCGGATTAACTTCGGTTGGTCTTTCTATGCCGAGTGCATTTGCGGTCAGCAATTCGCCTTTAACGAGCAATGGAACACTTGCGGTAACGGGTGCAGGTACATCGGCACAATATGTTCGTGGTGATGGTCAACTTGCCAACTTCCCTACAAATGGAGGAGGTGGTTCATCGGTTAATTACTACCTAAATGGTAGTGTTTCACAAGGAACATTTGGTGGAGATACTTATTACGAAATGAGTAAAACACCTATCCTTGGTGCAGGAACTAACTTTACAAGAACAAACGCACAAGGAAATGGATATATCGCATCATTTATAACTGATGCAGGAGACCCATCACTTTTGAACATACCTGGTGGCAATTGGAACTTAGAGTTCTATTTTCAATCAAGTGCATCGGGTGGTAGTCCTCAGTTTTATGCAGAATTATATAAAGTTGACGCATCAAATGTTTTTACACTTGTTGCAAGTGGTTCAACAAACCCTGAAGGGATTACGAATGGCACAACAGTTGATGAATACTACACAAGTATCCCTGTTCCACAAACATTATTGCTTATTACTGATAGGTTAGCAATTAGGATTTATGTAATTACAAGTGGTAGAACAATAACACTACACACGGAGAATGGCAACCTTTGCGAGGTTCTTACAACATTCTCAACCGGATTAAATGCTCTCAATGGTCTAACTGCCCAGGTGCAATACTTTGCAACCGGTACAAGTGGAACTGACTTTGCGATTAGTTCAGCAACCGATACGCACACCTTTAACCTACCAATAGCATCTGCGACCAATACCGGTAAGTTAAGCAATAGTGATTGGAATACGTTTACAAATAAGCAAAGTGCGATAACACTAACAACATTTAACGCAAGTGGTTCTGCTACTTTTGTAAGTTCGGTTCTTAATATACCGACATACACATTGGTTGGTCTTGGTGGCGAACCTGCGATTACTGCCGGTGCAACTACACAATATTTCAGAGGTGATAAAACTTTTCAAACTTTAGATACCTCGGTTGTACCGGAGAATAGCAATCTTTACTACACCGATACAAGAGCAAGGAATGCCATCACATTAACCACAACTGGTTCAAGTGGTGCATCCACATATAGCGGAGGATTTTTAAACATTCCGATTTATAGTTTAAGCGGTTTAGGTGGTGTTCCTACAACAAGGACAATTACCATCAATGGCACTACGCAAGACCTTAGTGCAGATAGGACTTTTACAATACCCGTACACGATGCAGTTACAATCGGAACGGCAAACGGGTTAAGTTTAAGTACGCAAGTTCTTTCTCTCGGATTGGCGAGTTCCTCTGCAAATGGTGCATTAAGTTCAACTGATTGGTCAACATTTAATGGCAAACAAAACACCATTACCTTAACAACTACGGGAACAAGCGGTGCTGCAACTTTGGTTGGTGCGACTTTGAATATTCCGCAGTATGCTGACCAATTTGTAGGAACAGTAACAAGCGTTGCTGCGTTAACTTTAGGAACAACGGGAACTGATTTGAGTTCAACTGTTGCAAACGGAACAACAACACCCGTTATAACTTTGAACGTACCAACGGCAAATGCAACCAATAGGGGTGCATTGTCAAGTACGGATTGGACTACCTTTAACAATAAACAAGCAGCACTTAACGGAACGGGTTTTGTAAAGATTAGCGGAACTACAATTTCGTATGATAACTCAACCTACTACCTCGCATCAAACCCAAGTGCATATATTGCACTAACTGCCTTAACTGCATCATCGCCTTTGTCTTATAATAACACAACGGGTGCGTTCACAATAGCACAAGCGAGTGGTAGTTTGAACGGTTTCCTTTCATCAACTGACTGGACAACATTTAACAATAAGCAGAACACAATCACCAACCCAGTCACAGGTACAGGAACAACGAACTACTTGCCTAAGTGGACAAGTGGAACTGCGTTGGGAGATAGTGCGGTTACTGATGATGGAACAACTGTTACATTGCTTAGTAGAGCATTAAGTGGAAGTAATGCAACTTTTAAAGGAGGTAATGCTGGTAATATAAAAATAGACAATGATGGCAGTAGATATGTTCAATTATTATTTGAAAGAAATACTGCATCAAATAGTGGTGCTGATTTTCTTTTAGATGGAACAAATGGAACTTTTGGAATTAGAACATTAGCAGCATATCCTCTTACATTTAGCATTTCAGGAGTTGCAGGTACTCCTGTTGAACAAATGCGTCTAACCTCCACAGGGTTGGGCATCGGCACGACATCAATTAGTGAAAAGTTGGTTGTTGCTGGTAACATAGCAACAGATGGAAATGCAAATAGATATATAAAATCTACTGGATTTATTTCTAATCAGTTGGGGCAACTATCTGATTTTGGTGCAAGTGATGCTGGTTTTTATGTATTAGCAACTGGTGGTTTGCAATTTGTTGGTGGTGGTGCAGATAGATTAAGATTGACAAGTAATGGCAACCTCGGTCTCGGAGTAGTGCCGAGTGCGTGGAATGATGGTTTTGTAGGATTTGAAATAAAAAATAGTGCTAACAACCTTTCTGCAAATGGAGGAAGTTATTTTGAAATAAGTCAAAACGCAACTTGGAATAGCGGTTGGAAATATGTAAATACTGCAAAAGCATCAAGGTATGAGCAGGGATTGGGTGAGCATTTCTGGTTTACCGCCCCCTCCGGAACTGCAGGTAACGCAATCTCCTTCACCCAAGCGATGACGCTTGATGCGAGTGGGAATTTAATGGTTGGTGGCACAAGCGTATATGGTGCTACAATAACATCTTATGCAAGTGCAACGAGAAGTGGTGGTATAGGTATAAGAAATAGTGCTGGTACTTTTGCTGGTTTCTTTGGTACATATGCAGCTGGTAGTGGTAGTGGTTCTACTGATATTTTAGCTGAATCAGCAGGGTTTATGGCATTCACATCTGGTGGTTCCGAACGCCTCCGCATCACAAGTGGGGGGAATGTATTGGTGAATACTACAAGTAGTGGAGATGCAAAACTTGATATTTATAATGATTCTTCAAATTATGCTGCATTTTTTAGAGCAAATACACTATACTCAGGTGCTTATAGAATAGTCCGAATGTATGCGAATGGTAATCCTATAATGGACATACAATCAACAAACGGAACAGATTTAATTTTTGCAAATAATCAAAATGGATTTTTAGCATTTAACACAAATGGTAGCGAAAAAATGCGAATCAAAGCAGATGGTAAAATTAACTTCTCCAGTCTCCCAACCTCCGCAACAGGACTTTCCGCAGGTGATATTTGGAATGATGGAGGAACTTTAAAAATAGTTTAAAACAAAATATAATATGACAACGTACAAATGGATTATTTCGCAAATGAATGAGTACCCAACTACTGCTGACAACCTTACCGATGTTGTGTTCACCGTACATTGGAGGAGACAAGCAGAGCAAGTTGATGGTGATAAGACTTGGTTCGCTGAAACCTATGGTGCTCAGAGCGTACCTCCTCCTGCTCCCGACAATTTCACCCCATATGCTGACCTAACTCAAGCAATCGTTGAGGGATGGTTGGAAAGTGGACTTGATGTGGCGGTAATTGATGCATCACTTGACGTGCAAATTGAGAACCAAAAGAACCCAAAAGAAGTAACCCTTCCTTTGCCTTGGTTGACAAATAATATATAAATTTGTAAAAATTAAATACTATGACACTAATTGAACTGAAAGCAGCAGCTTACGATTTATTGGCAAATTTGGAACACTTGCAAAAGCAACTTCAAGAGGTTAACCAAAAGATTGCAGAAGAACTCCAAAAAGAGAAAGCAGAAAATGGATAGCAAATCTATTGGAATGTGTGTAGCAACCATACTGATTAAGGTTTGGGCAGATATTGCCCTCTCCGAGGTCGGTGTGGTTGTTGCTATTTTAGCAGGACTTACGACAATAGTCTACAACGTGGTTAGGCTTTACAAGGAGTTAAAGACCAAATGAAAAACCTATCCAAAGAAGAACTATTAAGTAGGCTTGAAGCAATTAATCGTTCTAATGCCATTATCTACTTTGACTTGGAAGGCTACATCTTGGGGATGAACTCCATGTTTTTATTGGCAATGGGATACCAAGAGGAGGACCATAAGCAACTAATTGGAAAGCATCATAGTATTTTTGTAAGTTACGAGTATTCCAAATCTGATGAGTATAAAAAGTTTTGGGAAACGCTAAGAAGCGGAAAGTTCTTTGAGGGTGAGTTTGAAAGGAAAAAAATGGATGGTGCACCTATATTTTTACAGGCAACCTACAATCCTATCTTTGATGAAAACAATGTCATCACTAAGGTGATGAAGATAGCGACTGACATAACAGAAACAGTCAATTATAAGAACAAGATAGATGCTCTTTCTAAAGACCTGCAACTTGAGTTAGATAAGTCGCAACAACTAAAAAACGCCATTGAGATAGAGAAGAACGCTGCATTGAATGACTTGGACATACTGATGAAGAAGTCACAATCCGAATTGATTAAAACAATCGTTGTGGTTGCATTGGTGGTAATTGTAGGTGTTGGTTTGGTTACGACTGTGATGTATTGGATGGCAATGGTAACGGGTAAGGATACGCAAATAATTGGTTCTACCTGGTCAAATATGTTTAGTGTATTATTGACAAATGCATTCTCAATAGTAGGTACAATCATGGGTATTAAATATGCAACACAAGACAAAAAATAAAATATGAAACAATTTTTTTGTGAGGAAAATGGCAGGTTATCAATGAAAAGGTTATGCGGATTTATCTGTGTGATTATCATTTGCGTAACTATGTACCACAATTCATTTCATGAAACGGAACCAAGCGAGGCATTGGTTTACTCTGTTTCTGCTCTTGCCTTTGGTTGCCTTGGTTTGACTTCAGCAGAGAAAATATTTAAGAAAGATGAAAATAAAGATTGACCCACTTAATGTCTTGCTAATTGCATTGATATTGGTATTTACTATTTTTTGGTTGCTATCTTGTAATCCAGTAAAGCAGGTTTTGCGTGACCAAGAGAAGTTAGAAGAAGTCGCAAAGGTTGTAGTAAAGGGAGGGTGGTGTGCGAATGATACTACCTTCATCACCACATCAGATACACTTGTTGAGGTTGATACATTGGTGAGGATTGATACGCTTACTGATACCTATGTGCTAAATGATACAACCTACATCACCAAGTGGAAAACAAGAGATATTACAAAGTCAATCACCATTCACGATACCATTAAGTCATTCATTGTTGACAATGCTCGTGTGAGGTTATTACAGGCAGATTCAGCACGTTTAGGAGGTGAGGTAATAGAATGGAAGGCAAAGGCAAAGAAAAGGCAAATATGGTTGTTTGCAATCGTTGCAATGATATTCGGTGCATTGTACATTAAATCTAAAATATGAAACTTAGCGAACACCTTGACCTTTCAGAAGTAACCCGTAGCGAATCAGCAAAACGTAAAGGAATAAGCAATATGCCAACGGAGGCACACATTGCCAACATTAAGTTATTAGCGGAGAAGATATTTGAACCAATAAGGAATCATTTTAGATGCCCAATAATTATCTCTTCGGGATATAGAAGCAAGGAGTTAAACGCTGCCATAGGTGGTTCTTTGACATCACAACATTGCCAGGGCGAAGCGATTGATATTGACATGGATGGTACACCAAATGGAGTAACCAATAGGATGGTTTTTGATTACATTAAAGATAACTTAGAATTTGACCAACTTATCTACGAGTTCGGAGATTCCAACAATCCTGATTGGGTACACGTTTCTTATGAATCAACTGGTAAACAAAGAAAGCAAATATTGAAGGCAATAAGGGTAAATGGGAAAACCTCTTATACTAATTATAAATGACAAAAGTTCAAACTTGCGTAGATTATAGGGAAAGGTTCGGATGGGATATGCCGACCTTAAAACTTGCCAGGATTATCTACAATGATAATCCTTTGCTTTTTAACTCGGTTGATACAATTCGTGCTACACTAAGAAGCATTGAAGGAAAAGGAGGTAAACGAGTAATTGTTAGGAAAGTGGTTGATAATAGACCAAAAAATCCTTATAATTTACCACAATCAGATGAGGCGATATACCAACCTTATGAGTTAAAAGCAAAGCGTTTGTTGGTTCTTTCCGACATACATATCCCTTACCATTCTATTGATGCGTTAACCTGTGCTTTTGATTATGCTAAAGATGAGAAACCCGATGCAATACTTTTGAATGGTGATACTTTAGATTTCTTTGGATTGAGTAGGTTTGCCAAAGACCCAAAGGCGAGGTCATTTGCACATGAACTAAAGACATTTAAGGAGTTTATGGATGTGCTGAAAAGTACATTTGATGCCAAGATTTATTTCAAGATTGGCAACCATGAGGAAAGATACTTTCACTTTCTTTGGATGAAGGCACACGAGATTGTCGGAGTTGAAGAGTTTGAACTTGAAAATATCATCAAGTCAAGGGCAGAAGGGATTGAGATAATCAAGGACAAGAGGATAATGAAAGCAGGTGACTTAAATATAATTCATGGTCACGAGTTCGGAGGTTCGGTATTCTCACCCGTAAACATTGCCAGGGGATTGTTTTTAAAGGGTAAGGTAAGTGCAATGCAAGGACACAACCATTCTACCAGTGAACATACGGAATCAAACATGAACGGGGAAATAACAACTACCTGGTCGCTTGGTTGCCTATGTGAATTGCACCCGGCATACCTGCCCATAAACAAATGGAATTGGGGTATGGCATTAATTGACATTGATGGTCAGAATTTTGAGGTCAGAAACAAAAGGATATTTAAAGGCAAAGTTCTTTAACTATGGAAGAGGACCTCATTTTAGGCGAAGAAGAAGAGGTTGAAGAAGTTGAGGAAGAGATAGGGTATTCCTATCCCGAGTATATATCTTGCTCGGTTGAGGTCCTAACTATCCTTGAAACTGCCAATCCAATGACCCGTGAAGAGGTAGAAAAGATGCAGGAATTAAAAAGATTATGTTTTGAAATGCTTGAATTTTCCGTAAAATCCATGCACGGAATGCTATTTACTAATGAGATTTGACTGTGTTCATTGTGTTTTTTTAATGTGATTCTCCCCTGATATTTCTATATCGGGGGTTCTTTTTTATGGGTAAACGACAAAAAATATTTTAAAAAAGATTAAAAAAGTATTGTTTATATGAAATAAAGAATTAAATTTGCTAAACAATTAAAACATAAACACAATGAAAAAATTAAACATCTATGATTGGTACGGCAAAAAATTCACATCAAGAGCAGAATTGTTTGAGGCTGGTGTCAATAATTTATTAGAAATGCAAAAGGATATAAAAGAGTTTGGAACTTACTACTCTTTTTATAATTCAGGTAAATTAATGGCAAAGTTTTATCAAGACCATTCTTTTGGTTTTTGCACTCAACCTTACGGAATTGAAATAAATAATACTTACGGAATTCCAGCAAATAATATTTAATTAACCACGGGGCGAGGCATCCTACACCTCACATTAAATCACACAAAACCAAAAACAATGAAACCAAAAACAATCATCACTTGGGCAACAATCATCGCAATGCTTTGGGTAGTCGGTCAGATACAAGACCAATTTTGTAGGTAATGAACACCAAGAAACTACTGCAACCTATATGGGTAAAATGCAGATTATGCAAATCACTTTACACAATCACAATTAAAACTCAATCACTATGTCCGAAATGCCACTGCCTAAATGGGGCGACCTAAACACTATTGAACGTCATAAGTTACTTGGCGAGTTAATTGATTCCATGATTTATAGCGGAGAAGCGGTGCAGAATCTTCAAGCAACTGTTGAGCAGTTTAGATTAATGGGTTACGTTAAGTCAATTATTTTACCTCAAAATGAAGATAATGAAACAATGCACGAAATGTAAAGAACACAAACCAAAGGACCAATTTAACAAGAATGCATCCTCAAAGGATAGGTTAGCAAGTAGGTGTAGAGAATGCGAAAAGGGTATTAAGAAAAACAAAATAGATATCTACTCGGATTTGTACCGAATATTTTAAACAATCAAAACAATAAAATGACAAAAGAAGAACTTAGAAGAACAAGAAGAGCAAAAGAAGTAACGCAGGAAAAGTTGGCAGAATTGTCAGGTATCTCACTTGCCACAGTCAACAGAGCAGAAAAGACTGGCAAGGTTAGACTTAGTACGATGCAAAAATTATTTCAAGTTTTAGAAGAAATTAATTAACTTTAACACAAATTAAATCACAAACGCAATGAAAAAACAAGTTACAACAAATGTCCGCATACCTGCGGAATGGTTAAAGGTTAGCATCGCAGACATTATGATAATGGTTACCGCTACCATTAACGATGCCGAGGATTACGTTGATGTAAATGTTAGGGAGATTCTCATGCCAGGGTATCACTGCCTTAACATTATGCCTCAGTTTCATTCTGCTTTTTATGAATTGGTAGAACAGAAGTGCATGGATGCTTTTACCTTTAAGATGGATTCAGAGTATGACCACGAATATTATGCCGACTATGTACTATGACCGAATTGAAATGACCTTAATGGTACGTGATGAAGTCCGAGCAACGGCATTCCCTTTGAGATGTTATGAATCAATAGAACGCCAACGGCATCAATGGTATTACTTCTATGGTTTAAAAAGCATAAGAGATTGGGAAATCTTCATCACCCATAAGTCAACGATGGAGAACTCATCACCATTCAGAATAGAAAAATCATTTCCATATCACATCAAATCAAAACAAAATGAAAGAACAGAATCAGAATCAACAGACCAGCATTGCGAATCAGTTAATCCTTCAGGGGGATTTGTCCAAACTGTCGGCAGGAGACAAGGTTAGGTATTACAACGGGTATTGTGAAAGGATGGGACTTGACCCATTCACAAAACCATTTGACATCCTCAGACTTAATGGCAAAGAGGTATTGTACTGCACAAGGTCAGGAACTCAACAACTTAACAAACTTCACAAAGTTTCTCACTTAATTACCAGCAGAGATACCAACGCAGAAGCAGGTGTTTACATTGTAACAAGTAAGGCATCGCTACCCGATGGAAGGTGTACCGAATCAATCGGGGCGGTTAACATTGCAGGACTTAAAGGTGAGGCTTATGCTAATGCCATTATGAAGGCAGAAACCAAGGCAAAACGGAGGGCAACACTTGATTTGTTAGGATTGGGTGTTTTGGATGAATCAGAGGCAGAATCAATCCCTAATGCATCCACAGTAGCAATCTCTGCAATGGTAGAAGCATTGCCTCAAATGGAGGTGGAAGCGGTTGAGGTTATTGAGGAAGATACCGAGTTAAGCATTGGCAGACTTGCAATAGCAATCAAGAAGGCGAGTAACATTGTAGAACTTAAAAAGGTTTACGATGATAACAAGCATAAAATTGAAACCAACAAATTTATCAAGGACCAACTAAAAGAAAGAAAAAATGAGTTACTTAAAGGTTAATGAAATAAAGGTGGGGGATATCGCCCCCACTAAGTTTGGTATAGAACTTATGGCAGATGCTATCCAAGAACAAGTCAACGATGGACTGCTTGACCCTTTGGAATTGGCGATTAAGTTCAATGGTTTAGAACAACTCGTTAAGTCGGTAAAATCTCGAATCACTGAGAATGTTCTTGCAGAACTTATGAAGCATCCAAAGGGTAAGGCAGAGGTACTTGGTGCATCAGTTTCGCAGATGGATTCTATTAAGTATGACTTTTCAGACCTCCCAGGGTGGTACGAACTTGAAGAACAAATCACATTACTTAAGGAAAAGCAAAAGGAGATTGAGGACAAAGAAAAGACCTACCATAAAGGCGACCTACCCATTAAGTCAGTAACTTCAACCTTCAAAATTCAACTTAGTAAATAAAAACAAATATGCAAAAGTTAATTAGTTTAAACATTGATGTAAGTAAAATTGACCAACGTAGATTGTACAAGGGTAAAAAAGGACAATATTTGTCCGCAACGTTATTCCTTAAAGAAGAGGTGGACCAGTACGGAAACAATGGTTTTATCGTTGAATCCATTACCAAGGAAGAAAGGGAATCGGGTAAGAAAGGTACAATCATCGGGAATGCCAAGTTTATGGCAGCAGGTGGACCTCAAAAGCAAGAGGAGATACAAGATTTACCATTTTGATTAAAAACCAAGGGTGGGGTTATAATGACCTCACCCATACTTAAACCAATCGTTATGCATATCACATTAGACTTACACGAGCAGGAAATTGTCAGAAACATCGCATTAGCAAGGCATAAGATTAACATTGATAGAGGGAGCAGGTCTTACAAGATGGGTGGAGGTGATGACCTACTTATTAACCTTGAAGGTACGGGAGGAGAGTTTGCGTTTTGCAAATTAAAAAATATCTACCCCGACATGACCATTGACCATCCTATCCCATTTGATTGCTACATTAATGGTCACGGATTTGTAGATGTAAAGACCACAAAGAAACCAAACGGAATGCTTTTAATTGGAACTTGGAAATATAGGTCAGTACCTTCCTACTATGCTCTTATGGTAGGCGAGTTCCCTGATTACGAGTTTAAAGGATACTTCCCAGGTGCAGAGGTATTCAAAGATGAAAACCTTGTGGACCTTGGGCATGGTCCAACTTACGGAATATCACAGGACCGATTAACTAAGGACCTATGAGATTAGTTAAAATCATTTACTTTTTTCTCATTTCACTTCCATTGGCGGTATGCTTTTATTTGGGTGCAACCATAATTTCATTTATAAAACCAAAGTTTTGAGGGATATAACCTATCATTTAGAGAACGCAGTTGAGTACCTTGTCTATGATTTATCCATTGAAGATATTGAAGAACGCAGGGCGAAAGCGGTCACATATCGGTCTGGGAAGTGCGTTTGTAACTTTATGGGATATCCTCCTAACAAAATCAGCGACTTACGGCAGGTTGGTCGTAAGGTTATT